GGCATTAGAACGCATCCTCAGTAACCGTGGCTTGCCAGTTCATAGCGGTCAAATTAAAGGCGTTTGTAGCGTCATTTGACTCTACCTTGATGGCAATCGTTCTAAAGGTGTTCTGCTGAGTATTGACCCAAGGATTGTCGGTCACTATAGAAACCGTACCAGTTTGGCCATAAACAGGAGTTTGAGCAGTCGAGTTGGCTCCTCCTACAGTAATATTAACCGTTCCAGTTCCTGAGATTTCAGGCAGCAATCTGTGTACATAGACCTTAGAAGAAAAAGGAACAGGACCATCGGTGCTGACCAAAGCCACATTTGTACGCTCGAACAGTACGGGAATGGTGTTCCCACTAAAAGAGTTACCTATTGAGGTCTCTACAAGTCGTTGACTTGCTACACCGCCTTTTGCGTACACTACGGCTCTTGAGGCGAGATTGTAGTAATCAGTCGATGCATCCACCCATCTTGGTCCCTCGCATCCCATACAGGCGTATTGAACATCTTTAGGGGCATTCCAGACTTGGATGTCATATCTCCATGAAAGCATTTTGTTGCACCATGAGGTACTGTTTCTGTCTGGGTAATAAATCTCGATCTGATTCTTTTGTGTATTGTTGACCATGAATGTACGGTCAGAATAGGGTTGTCCAGCAGAGTCTAATGCGTTGTTGATGTTTGCAAAGAAATAATCCCTAACCCTTTGATTGCCCAACGGCTGAAAGTTAGAACCATCAAACACCCAAATGTCCCTAGCGTCAACGCCATATACATTGGAATCTGTATTTGACCAAGTGTTATTATTGAAAAGCCCTCTACCTTGATTAAATAAGCGTATACCAAAGATAGGAGCATAAGAAGACTGGTAAGCAATAGGAGAAAAAACAACCGTATCCCAGTAAGAGCATACATAGAAATTACCACCTAAAAAGAATCCGTCAATGATTGGACCACGAACAGGAATCTCAACTTCATTGGCCACATTGGACAAAGTGGGAGACCAAGACGCAGGAACACCAGTATTGGCAAACTGCTGGGACCATCTGACCGTAGTGGGGTAGTTTACTATTAAACCAGAGGAAAATGTTTTAGTTAAGTTACCTGCAATCAGGATATTGCCCACATTGGGCGAGCAGAAGTTCCGCATAAACCCTGCCGTCACCTTGGTGACAGATGGGCTTAATCCTGTTTCATAGTTCCAAACATAATTATCAGGTGCAGCGTCATAAGAGTAAATTTCTGTTGCCGTAGGCAGAAAGTACATAGGAGCACTTATTCCATCATTGATAAAGAATACGTTTCCTACCCATGATGTTGTAAAGTTTAAATTCTCGGTGTATCCAGTAAGATAAACGGATGGATTTGCTCCAACGCCTGGGGTAATGTTACTGATTCCTGTGGCGGTCACCATATACCATCTGCCTTGGTTGGATGAATTTCTAGTGGCAATGATATATACCCATGATGTCTCAGACCTGAAACCACCATCCATGTAGATAGGAAGGTTGGGTATTGCGGTGGCTATATCTACCTCACCAAAGACCTTCTTGATTCCTCTAACATCCGCTTCTACATTTAAGCCTGAAGAATATTCGTTCGGACCCAATGCGTTGCTAGGCACATCAGGTGTAAAGCTCATGTTGGCAAAAGGAGATCGGAGGGAGGAGTATTCGCTCATGGTGTTTAGTTGTGGAAGTTGAGCAACATTTTAATTTTACCAAGTTCTACAGTAATTCCAATGCTTTTATTACCTCATTTGGGTCTACAAAAGCATCTGGGTCATATTCTTGTTCTTCCCAGATAATAAATTGGAATTTGGTCAAACAATCCCTACTTTTAAGTAAATTGATGTTTTCAGGGTGGCCAAAGATCAAAGGGTCTGATTTGGAAAACAAAACAATACCTTTTTTACCCTCTCTCCAAGCCAGATGCTGAAAGAACGAATCACACCCAATCCAAGTCCTACATTCCTTCAGGAGTGCTCGAAGCTCATCAAAACTCAAATTTTGTCTGAAATCCTCACACAATTGTTTTTCACCAGTAACCCCAATCTGGACTACAGGTTCCTTGATGCCTTTTAGGACTTCTTCCCAATAAGGGTAATTCTTAGGATTTGGCTTGTTGTTTCTCAAAGCCTTGGAGTACGGGCTAATGATGATCATAAGTACAGCTTTCTAAAAGCGTTCTCTAAAGAACCCTTCCATTCCCATTGGGACATCTTCAAATAGATATTCCATTGATCTAAGTTACCAAACCCACGTTCAGCATGGGCAATAGCATGACCAGGCACAATATCTGGATAGCAGCTAAAAATCAAAGGTTTCTTAATTTCAGGCAATATCTTGGAAAAGACAATGTGATCTCCTAAACCGCAGTTTAATACCACAATGGTGTGGTCTCTGTATTGCATGAAATTGGCAAAGATTTGCTCATCATGGATGTACAAGGATTCATCAGTCTCGCTCCTTATACCGCCATCAGGGTTCTTTAAATGCCATGTAATAGCATCAGGAACCACATAGAGCTTAAATCCCCTCTGGTGTAGCCCGTAGCTAAACAAAGTCTCCTCACGGTGCGCTACCCTAGAAAGCCCTGTGTTGTAGTCATACTCCCCTGCTCGGTAGACAAAACTACAATGCAAGTGCTCTACTTGCTGTTCCTTGGTAATAAGTCCCCATTGGATGTTGGGTTCTTCGTTGATCTTTTCTATTTTCCCAGTTGCTTTAAAAGTTTTGGGTAATGGAGGAGTCAGGATTGAACCTCCTACCGCACCTGCATTCTTGCGTATAGCATAGCTTAACAAAGTCCTGAGTACATTGGGTTCTGGGATGCAATCATCGTCCATTCTCCAAACCCACTTGTAGCCCATTATGTTGGCGGTTTGGTGGTTCCAATGAGTTCCCTTTTTGTGAGAAAAAACCCATTCCCATTCAATGTTTTTTAATTCCATCATCTGAAACAGATTCTTGTAGATCAGTTCCTCACGAACATCTCTAGGATCATCATTGTCATCAAAGATAATGAGCTTATCGGGTATCTTTGTTTGGTTAACTATTGCTGCTAATGCCAGAGGAAGTGTGGTGTCGTATCGGCCTCTAGTCCCGATAGAGCAAAGCACACTATCCACGGTCCCACCTCAGAATCATCAAGTTGCATTGGTTTTCAGGGCTGATTGGGTTGACCGTATCTGTTACCCGTCCATGTTGGTCAATATAATTAAACTTGAACCCTTGGAAATGGGATTCATTAAGTCCGTGTATCTTGTGGTGAGGCCCCCAAAACCCTACAGGCTCATTCCAAGGCACGGTGATGAGTAGCCTATCGCAATGGTTTTTAAGCTCTTCTACGATCTCTAAACCGTTATCTAGGTGCTCTATGACCTCAAAAGCTATGATGGTGTCGTAATGGTCTAGGGCAACATGATTGATGTCACCTTGAACAAACTGAGCCTTTTCTAGCCAATTCTGTTCTTGAGCAACACTAATGATAATAGGATCGTAATCAAGGCCAAGATAGTCGGTATCGTTGGGTAGGAATTGACATCCATAACCAGAAGAGCATCCCAATTCAAAAACCTTCTTACCTAAGAGATTTTGATTAGCCCACATATACCTTGTGGCTTCTCTAGGTAAAACAGGGTCTCCTTTTAGGAATACTGCTCTTTCGTAGTTGTTGGTTAATGCCCATCGATACCATTCAGGATGGATTTCTTTTGCTAGTTTTATACAATGAATCTTGAGAATATCTTCCCATTGTGTCTTTACATCCAAGCCATACATATTACATTTCCAATTAAAAAGTTATTGATCCTGACGCAGTAAAAGTATAAACGATAAAACCGTTAGCAGTTGTTTGTGTAGGACTTCCTGTGGTAGATGCTGCTAATTTATAAATAGTAGGGTAACGTATGATGACTATTCCAGAGCCACCAGCTCCCCCATTGCTACCATATCCACCACCACCCCCACCACCTGTATTTGTAGTTGCTGTATTGCTACCATTTGCTCCACCACCTATTCCACCTATTCCAGCTGTGGTAGCACCACCACCACCTCCTCCTCC